GTTAATTGGGTAATAGGCTTCTGCATGGCATTCCGTAAATCGCTTATAGATGAAATCGGGTATTTTGATGAAAGTCTCTGGCCGTGCTGCGGCGAAGAAATAGACATATGCTTGCGTGCCCGTCAAGCAGGCCACAATATAGGCGTTGTCCTCGGTTGCTTTGTTCACCACGAAGGATCGCAGACTTTTATTAATATGGAAGGCATTGACTATAAAGACCTATGTTTCAAGAACGAGCGTCACCTTGAAAAAAACTGGGGCAAAGACTGGTTTAAACAGGAGTTAAATGCAAGCCCCACGCCTCAAGGTATTTGTTTGAACTTGGGTTGCGGGTATAGACATCTTGAGGGATTTATCAATATTGACAACAGGCCAGAGGTAAAGCCCGACCTTGTGTGCGATGTAGCTGCTTTCGGATTGCCGTATGACGACAATTCTGTTGATATGGTAAGGGCTGATGATTTCCTTGAGCATATTCCCATAGGGCATGTTATCCCTGTGATAGAAGATATCTACAGGGTATTGAAACCCGGCGGCGTGTTTGAAAGTTCAACCCCTTCCACAGACGGACGCGGGGCATTCCAAGACCCAACGCATGTATCATTCTGGAATGCAAATTCATGGCTTTATTATTCTGAACCGGCTTACAGAAATCTTTACGGTATTAAAGCGGACTTCGAGATTGTCAGCATCACCGATACCGAACCTGACCCGGCATTAATGATAATCCATACCCATGTGATAGCAAAGAAAAGATAAGGAGGCAGAAATGTTTGAAGAATTTATTGAAGAGACAAAACAACTGGAATACAGCAAAGAGGACACGATACTCATTAAAGTCAAAGGTCGCATACCCGCTGAAATGGTAAAGGCTATCGAAAATGATTTCCGTGACAAGCTGCCCGAAAACATCCGGCATAGCGTCGGGGTTATAGTCGTTGATTCGGATGCAGATGTCGAGATCATAAAAAGGGCTATCCATGAAGATAAGCAATTTTAAACTTGGTATTGCAATCCCTTTGACATTCCCTTTTGTCCCGGCGGGGTTCTTTTACTCTTTTGCCGTCATGGACAGGCCGAATTACATCTTCATGCACCAGGACAACGGCCCAATAGACGCATTAAGAAACAACCTCGTTGAACAGGCATTAACCGAAGGGTGCAGCCATTTGATTATGCTGGACACCGATATGGAATATCACCGGGAGACTATCCCGCGTCTTTTGTCTCACAGATTACCTATTGTCGGGGCATTGTGTTACAGGCGATATCCACCCTTTGACCCACTTATGCTTAGAGGTTCGCCGGTTGAAGGCTATGAAAGCGTGGATAAATGGGAGGATGGCGAACTGGTTGAAGTAGATGCAACGGGTACAGGGTGCTTGATGTTTGACACTCAGATATTCCGTAAAATGCCTGCGCCCTGGTTTAAATTCAGGCCAAACCCCAATAACAGTATTGGCGGGGTAATAGGTGAAGACATAGGCTTCTGTTGGGACTTAAAGCAGGCGGGGTACAGAATATTTGTTGATACTACTGTGCCGTCAAATCACTTGACCACTCTGGCAGTGAATGACAGCACATACAGACTTTACAAATCTATGAAGATGAAACAGAGGGAACATGCTATTGCACGAGCACTAAGCAGCGGCAATGAAATACAATAAAGGAGGTAACGCAAATGAGTAAAAGAGCAAAGGTATTAAAAGGCGAGTTTATGAAGGTGACTGTCGGCACCAATAAGGTGCTGGGTGCGGGTAGATATTCGATTAGCGGCTTAACCCGAAGGACACAGGATATTTCTGAATTTGGGGATGATATTGATGTATTCGAATTTGTGGCAGCCGATGGCGGGAACATTAGCATAAGCGATGCTTTGTATGATCCGACTGATACCACAGGGCAGGCATTGCTTGATTCGGCAGCATTAAACGCCTCAAAATTCGGCAGCGGTGATCTGAGGTTCTATGTCAATTCAACCTCATACCGGACAGTGGCAAGCGGCGGGCATATCCTTATTACAGGCGCATGCAAACTTGATTCAGAAAGAAACGGCCTCGGCAAATGCAGCTTTGAAGGCAAGGTATCCGGCGGCGCAATGGTGCTTGTATAATAAGGGGGCTATATGATTTTTGACATTGATAGACAGAACGAAGGTGAATGGTTCACATATTTTAAAAGCCGCGTGAACGAAAAAGGCGAAATAGAATATGACGAACCGGAACCCAACGCCGGACGTGTATGTGTAAGAAGCATCACCCCAAAGCTCGAAGAGCTACAGGCAAGCAGAAAACGCAAG